ATGATCACCGCAACGAGCTTCCCGACCCCTGACCTGGCGCGCCGCGACCCCGGCCAGGACCTGAGGGTGCAGGTCTTCGCCGAGCTCCAGGCGGACCGGGCCGAGAGCGTCCGCCTGGACCTGGCCCGCGACTGGCACCGCCTGACCCGGCTGCAGCGCGTCGAGCAGCTGCGCCGGACCTACGACGCGCTGATCGACTGGCGCTACCACCTGGCTGCCGCCGCGCCGGGCCGCCTCGGTGCCGGGATCCCGATGGTGGCCGAGCGGTTCCGGACCGCGATCACCCGCGACGAGCCGCGGATCGACCGCGTGGGCTACCTCGGCCGGCTGCGCCACGGCGCGACGTGGGACGAGCACAGCCGCACCTACGTCGGCGGGACGTCGACGCCCGCGCACGAGATCATGCTGCACTACGGCCGGGTCGCCCACGCCCGCATGGACGCCGCGCCCGTCGACGACGTGCTCGTCAACCGCATCGTGCTGCCGGACGGTCGTGAGGTCCTGGGCACCACGCTGGCGCGCGGGTTCCGGGCCACGGTGCTTGCCGCGGACCTGGTGCGCCGCGTCGCGGCCAGTGGCCGTGACGCCAGCCGGATGGAGACCGGCGGCGACGGGGTGTACCTGGTCACCGCCGGCCCGGACGTGCGCGCCACCCTGGAGACCGCCGCCCTGTACCTGCTGGCGGACGACGACGCACTCACCCCGGACGGCGCCCTGCCCGCCATCCAGGCCGCCCGGTACCTGCTCGTCCACGCACCCCGCACGTACAAGGGCAGCGACGCCGTGATCAGGGTGCTGCTGGTCGCGGTCGGCTCGATGCTGCTGCGCCGCCAGCTGGTGCTCGAGCACGACATGGACCTGCGCTGCCTGGTCGGCGACCAGGCCTCCGCCACCGCCATGCCCGCCGACACCCGTCTCGCGCCCGCCTGATCGGGCGCCACCGACTCCCCGGACCGCCATCGGTCCGGGTGGTGCGCGCCTGACGGGCGTCGACGCGCACCCGGCCGTGCCGCTCTCCACTCCCCCGGAGAGCGGCACGGATCCCCAACCCCACCACCGAAGGAGCTCCACGTTGACCGATCCGAGCTGGGCCGAGCGAGCACGTCTCTCCGGGCTCGTCATGCGGCCCGAGTCCCAGGGCCCCGACCGGCCCAAGCCCGCCCCGGCGGACGACACCGAGGACGACCAGGGCGACACGCCCACCACCTGACCAGTACCAGTCCAGCACGCCAACCGGAAGGAACCACCGTGAACAACACGATCATGCGCCACGGCCGTGACGACGACGACGCATTCGACGGCCGCCACGGCAGCGACGCCACCGACCCGGTCACGCAGCCGGCGGAGCCCAAGAAGTAGTCGCAACCACTCCATCCACACCGCCGCGCCCGTCCTGCACTCGCAGGGCGGGCGCAGTGCAGTAACACCCCGCTGGTCCTCGCAGACACCCGGTAAGGACCATGTGGGAGGACTTCATGACACGAGCGCTGATCGCCGTGATCGCCGCGGCGTGCGCCGCGCTGATCACGGCGTGCAGTTCCGGGCCGCAGCCGTCGGTCGCGGCGCCTTCGGACACGACCAGCTCGACGACCTCGGTCGCGGCGTCGTCGACGTCGACTTCGGCGGCTGATCCGAAGGGCTTGTTTCTCCGGGTGATGCGCGACCGAGGGCTGGTGAAGACGTCGATCGACGAGGCGCTGGTGCTGGCCGAGGGGGACCTGTACTGCCGAGGTCTGCGTGACGGCCTGAGTCGGCGGACGCTGCTGGACAACGCGGGCCTGCCCGGTTCTGCGGCGCGTGTACGTGCGGAGCTCGTCTTTCCCGATGCCGTCGTGGCGTTGTGCCCGGAGCAGTCGGCGCGAGCGACCCAGTAGCCGACACGACGAACAGCCCCCACGCACCACCCGAAGGTGGGCGCGGGGGCTGTTCGTGGTGATGGGCGGTCAGCCGGTCACGCGGTACGTGCCGTCCGGGCCGCGCGTGGCGGGAACCAGCGGGGTGACGCCGTCGGCGGCACGCGGTGCGGCGGACGGGGTCACCACGGGCTCGGCCCGGCGGCGCACGGCGACCGCGCTCCACAGCGGACCGGCGGCGGCCAGCAGCGCCACCAGCGCGGCGAGCAGGCCGTCCAGCGCGCCCGGCAGGTCCGGGCCGGCGAGCATGGCGACCGCGGGCACGGCCAGCACGGCGAGCACCACGGCGCGCACAGTGCCGACGGTGCGGGCGATCCGGGCCAGCGGGTGCCGGTCCGGGTTCAGGCTCATGTCGCGGTTGTCCACGGGTCAGCTTCCCTTCGGGGTCGTGCCGCCCGAGATCCGGGCGGCGAGCGCGTCGAGCAGGCGATCGGCCTGGTCGGTGTTGTCGTTGCCGAGGACGTCGCGCACGGCGTCCTCCATGGCCGCCCGGTCGGCGGCGCGCGCCTCCTCCAGGCGCTGCTCGAACTCGGCCCACTGCGCGTCCAACTTGGCGTCCAGCCGGGCCAGGACGTCCGTGTCGGACAGGTCGTCCTTCTGCTCGGCGACCACCGTGGCCAGCAACGCCTTCACCCCGCCGATCTCGGCGAGGAGGCTCTCCCGGACGAAACCCAAGTCCTGGTTCAACTTGACGTTACGCAGCGCTCCGGACACCAGCACCTGGTGCATGGTCGCCAACTGGGTGGCTTGCTCGCTGGTGAGCATGTCGTCGTCTCCTTGTCCGTCGACGCCGGGCCAGTAATCGGCCACGACGCTGAGGTCGTAGTGCCCCCCGGTCTCCCAGGGGCGGTCGGCGACTCCGTCGCCGTCGTGTGGGTGTGCGTACTGCTTCGCCACCGCGCCCGCGGGGATGGTCTGGCGGCCGTCGTAGTTCGCGACCCACCAGTGGGGCTCGGGCACGCCGGCCGCGCGGAACGCCTCGCGGCACGGCCGCCAGTCGTTGAGCTCGTTGACATAGATGGTCGGGTCGTAGCCGGCCGCCCGAGCACGGAGGACCCAGGGCACGGCGTTCGCCACGGGCCAGATGCACCCGCGCTCGACGTCGCCGACCATCGCGACCGCCGCGCCGACCGCCGAGATGGTTACGCGCACGGCGTTCGGGAACCGGTCCCAGTCCTTCTGGGACCAGGCGTATCGGCCGTCGACGTATCCGGCCACCATCGCGGCGTTCGCGGGAATCGCGCTCGCGTTCACCGAGTCGTACATGACGCGCATGTTCAGGCCTCCTGTGGTGTCGATTCGTTCGCGTCGAGCGCGAGCCGGCGCGCCTCGGCCGCGATGTCCTCGGCCTTCCACCGCGCGCGCCGTTCGCGGTCGACCTGCTCGACCAGGTCGTCGACGCGGGCGCGCATGTCGGCCATCTCGGCACGCAGCGCCTGCAGCTCGGCGGCGTGCGCCTCGCGCACCCGGGCGAGCTCGGCGGCGTGGCGCTCGTCGGCGGCGGCCAGGTCCTCGCGGTAGTCGCCGCGGTCGGTCGTCGCGTGCGACTGGAGCCGATGGACCAGCAGGATGAGGTAGCCGACCAGGGCGTACTGCGGGGCGGCCGTGATCAGGTCAGCGAGCAGTGCCGGGTCCACCGGCGCCCCCTCTCGATTCGATGGGGTGGTCAGCAGCCGAAGATCTTCATCGCCATCGCGGCGGCGACGATCATGTGGCTGTGGTCGAGCAGATGGATCCGGTCGATGTTGTAGAAGCGCGACCAGTCCTGGTCGCCGGCGGAGATCAGGTACTGCCGCAGGTCGACCAGCCCGGCGACCTCTGCAACGGCGGTGTTGCGGATGGCTGTGACGTACTGCGACCACGGGTAGGTGGCGGCAGGGACGTACGCGGTCCACTGCGCCACGAGCACGACCGCGGTTCCGGGCGAGGCGGTCTTGATGTCGTCGACCAGCTGGACCAGGTCGGCTTCGAACTGGGCCGGTGGCACCTGGGCCAGGTACTCGTTGGTGCCCAGCGAGACGATCACGAGGGCCGGGTTCTTGGCGTCGATGTCGGCAACCGCGCCGGTCGTGATCGGCCAGCGTCCGCCGGGCAGGAAGTCGGCGGCCTTGGCGGAGTTACGCGCGTAGTTGGTCGCGGTCGTGCCCCAGCCGGCTGCGGCCTGAGCGGTCAGCCTGCGCCACCACCCGTAGGTGGTCGGGTGGTAGGTGTTGTCGGGGCTCGCGTAGCCCTCGGTGAGGTAGCCGGTGCTGGAGGATCCGCCGATGACGGCCATGCTCGCCTTGGTGGTGCACCAGGTGGCGCCGGTGAGGGCCGCGGCCTGGTGCTCGCGGCCGGTCGGCCCGACGAGCAACGCGGTGACTGCGATGAGGGCGCCGATGAGGCTGGTCCAGCGGATGATCCGGCGGCGTAACGTCGACACCGGTCACCTCCTTGGGTGTGGTCCGGTGTGGACGGTGGTTGGGTCTACAGCGGGATGACGAAGAGCTGGCGGTTGGTCCAAGTTCCGGTGCCGGCGTCGACGCGGTACTTGGCGGTGAAGGTGTTGTTGCCCGGGGTGACCGGGAACATGTGGACGCCGCCCGCGCGGACGTTGGTGGTGGCGGTCGGGTTCTGCATCGTCAGCGCCCAGGTGTCGTCAGCCGCCTGGGTCGTGGCGCCGGAGATCCCGAACGACATGAAGCATCTGCCGTTCGCGGTGGTGTTCTGCGAGTGCGCGGTCCAGAAGACCAGCACGAACGCTCCGGTGGTGACGGTCACCGACGGGCCTGCCGTGGTGAGGTCGGTGTAGGCGGTCGACGCGGTGCTCTGCGCCGTGCCGATCAGGCCGCGCGTCGGCGCGCGTTCCGCGATGGCGTTCGCGCCGGTGGCGACGAAGATGGTGCCCGCGGTCGTCGCTTTGGCCGGCGCGGTCTCGTTGAGGTTGTCGCGCACGTAGGCGTTGAACTGTGAGGCCGTGAACGCGCTGTTCGCCACAGCGGTCATAGGCGCTGACCAGGCCATCGGTCCCCCTTCACAGTCCGAGCACGGTGATGCGCCGATACGCGAAGCTGCCTGTGCCGCCGCCCACCCAGTATTTGAGGGTGAAGGTGTTGGCACCCGGGGTCAGGCCGGTGAGGAGCGTGTGGACTCCCGACCGGTTCGGGTAGCTGCCCGCGGCCGAGGGCATCAGCTTGAGGGCGGTGGCGTCCGACGCCGCGCGGCTGCTGGCTCCGGTCACGACGAAGTCCGTCAGGGACACCTGCCCGCTGGTGTTGTTGGTCATCTCGCAGGACCACAGCACCAGCGCCGACGTACCCGTGGTCACGGTCACCGACGGGCCGACCGTGGTCAGGTCGGTAGCGGAGGTACTGGTGGTCGTCTGGGAGGTGTCGACGTTCGCCTCGGTGATCACGCGTTCGGTGACCGAGTTGGCACCGGAGGTGACCAGGAACCGGCCCGCGGCCGTCGCTTTGGCCGGCGCGGTTTCGTTGAGGTTGTCGCGGACGTGGAGGTTGAACTGCGCGGCGGAGAAGACGCTGTTCGCCACCGCCGTCATGGGCGCCGTCCAGGCCACCGTCACACCTCCTGGTCGACGTGCTCGGCGGTCTCCGCGCGCAGCTCGCCGGCGGTCTGGCCGTCGGGGAACCCGGTGACCGTCGCCTGCCAGTGGCCCGCCGGCGCCCAGTTCCGCGTGGCGGGCACCGGGCGGGCCGCGAGGGCGTCCGAGATCTCGTCGGCGTCCGCGGGCCACACGATCGGCGCGATCATCCGGCAGCCGTCGTGCCCGCCGCAGTGGAACGTCGCCTGCTTGGGCTCCAGCGCGATCGCGTTGGAGCAGTGCGGGCGGGGGCAGTCGGCTATCCACCTCCCGATGTTGCAGTAGGCGTACGCCATCGTGTTCGTCATCGTGGTACTCCTCAGGTTCCGAGCAGGCCCTGGTCGAAGCCCTGTCCGGTGGTGTCGAAACGGAAGACGCTCGTCGGGTCGTCCAGCGCCGTCGGCGCGAACCGGCCGTCGTTGAACCCGGCGGTGCCCGAGTCGAAACGGAAGGTCGTCGCGGGCAGGGTGCGGACCATCTCGCAGCCGAACACCGTCTCGTGCACGAGCCCGTTGTCGCGGACGCTGTGCGAGATGTGCTCGATGTAGAACGGGGCGTCCACCCCGGTCTGCGACTCGACTATGTGGATCCGGTCGGACAGGTCTCGGGTGAGCTGCTGCGTCAGCTGCGGGACCGAGGCGCTGAGGACCTTGATCCGGACGGTGGGCAGCCGGGTCGCCCGCTGACCGATGATCAACTGGGCGACGGCGAGCGCGTCGTGCACGTTGATGTGCGGCGCGGTACCTGTGTAGGTCCGGCGGCCGTGCCGGGCGATGCTGGTCGAGTCCTCCAGCGACACCTGGACCCGCGACACCTCGTCGACCACGTAGCCGCGCAGCCGCCCCCGCGTGAGGGTCACGGCCGACCCGCCCAGCGGCAGGGTGATCCGCAGCACGAACCGCTGCCCGCTGGTCCGGTCCAGCTCGAACCGCAGCGTCCCCGAGCCGACGATCACGAAGTCGGTGTCGACGTCGGGATTGGTGCCCTGCGTCGGCGTGATCACGTCGGTGAACAGGGCCGTGTTGCCGACCAGGGTGAACGTCATCGTCTCGCCCGGGCCGAGCTGGTAGCGGCTGTACATCTTCCAGATCACGTCCGGTGTGGCCCTGATCGTCCGCTCGACCACCTCGAACGCCACGTGGTTGACGATGTCCTTCCACCCCGAGTCGTACTGGAACGGCGAGTCGAAGACCGGTTCGACGAGTTCGTCGCCCTCGTCCCTGAACGTTGCCTGCGCCGTGGTGGACGCGGAGCGGGTGAGCCGGTGGTGACGGCCGCGGAAGACGAACTCGCCGGACGCGCCGATGTGGACGAAGGAGCCCGGCCCCTCGGCGGTGGTGATCCGGTCGAGTGCGGTGGACGCGTCGGTGCCCTCCTCCCACCACCATCGCAGCGTCGTCGCGCCGGTGTCGATGTCCCGGCCGCCGGTCCAGCCGACGGCGTCCAGGACGCGGTGCACCGCGTCACCGGTCTGGATGGACCGGTGCAGCGACGTCGACACGTCGACTTCCCGCAGGCGTCCCACGCCGTCGAGCGCGGTGAACGCGACCGACCAGTCGCCCGGGTCGGGCAGCACGGTGTAGTCGTCGATGTAGCCGCGGTACAGGGTGTAGGCCTTGGAGTCGTACGTGGCCTGGACGACGACCGCTCGGCCCGGCCCCAGCATGTCGGCCAGCGGTGAACCGGTGTGCTCGGGCGAGTAGTCCCTGGAGGTGTTGTCCAACTCGAAGGCCAGCTCGCCCGGCTTGACGGGGCTGAGGCTGCGGGCCTGGTCGCGGCCGTAGTCGAGTCCGATCGGGGTGCGATCCCACACGCGGCCGGTGACGTCCTCGCCGGGGCCGGTGATGCGCAGGTGGTCCACCCATGCCTGCTCGCCGCCGGCAGGGAGGCTGGCCGGCACGATCTGCAGCGCGTGGCTCGGCGCGCTCGCCGTGAACGTGTGGGTGATCTCGACCCACGCCCCGGTGGCCGCGGACGCCGGGCCGCTGGAGATCCCGGCGACCGTCCACTTCAGCGCGACACTGCCCACCGGCACGAACACCCACGCCGACAGGCTGTAGGCGGTGCCGGCCGACAACCCGGGCCAGATCCGCTGGATCAGCGGCGAGGTGCCGCCGGCGTCCCACGTGATCAGTGCCGACGTGCTGCCGTGGTAGGACCGGGAGGTCGACTGGGCCAGCGAGGGCGGCAGCGTCCCGCCGGCACTCCAGCCGTCCAGGCCGAACTCGAAGTCCCCGAGACCGAGGCCGCCGTCGCCGTCCCAGTCCACCAACACCTCGTAGTCGGGGGACAGCATGGGTCACCTCGGTTTCGGCAGTCGGTTCTTGCGGTTGAGGTTGTCGAGCGACCGGGTGAGCCACTCCTCCAGTTCGCGCTGGCTGCCCACCGGGCCCGTGAACGTCGGCGAGACGTCGTAGTAGTGGTTGTGGACCACGGACACGGGCGCAGCCGACGCCACGCGGGCCGGTCCAGGTCCGCCTCCGGCCGTCGCGACCCCGGTGGGCATCTCGAGTTCCTTCGTGCCGCCCTCGGAGTCGTTGATCGCCTCCAGCAGCGGCCCGAACTTCCGCGCCGCACGCCGGTTGACCACGAACTCCTTCGGCGTCAGCAATGCCGGGACGCTGTCCTGGTCCGGGCCGGCCCCGCCGACCCAACCGCCGTCGTTGTAGCCGGAGACGGCACCGGAGGACCGGTTCGACCCCGCGATGGGGACTCCGCTGCTGTCCACCTGCATCCGCATCACCACGGAGAAGAACTTGTCCCGCACGTTCGCGTTGTTGATCTGGTTGATCTTGGCGAGCGCGTCGAAGTTGTTCCCCGTGATGACGACTTCCTTGCCGTTGGGCAAGCGGTACACAGCCTGACCGGCTTCGTTGACGCGGGCCGTCACCCCGAGCGCGGCCAACGTGGTGGCGTCCAACGAGGACACCATCGCCATCAACGAAGCCGGCGCGGTGGTTCCCGCAGCCGCCGCCAGGCGCAGGATCTCGGTGGCCTGCGCCTGGGTTACCAGGCGTGCCCGTTCGGACTCCGACGCGCCCGCGTGCTCCGCGTTGGCCATCTCACCGGCCGCGGTGATCGCACCGAGCAGTGACTGCTCGTAGGCCAGAGTCGCCTCGCGGACCTCCAGGCTGTTCTCGGCGTGGCTCTTCGTCGCGTCGCTCAGGCCCTTCTGCGCCTGCTCCAGGTTCAGCAACGCGGCCCGGTAGTTCAGGCCGGCACCCGCCGCACCGAGCATGATGTTCTGCTGCTCGATGATGCGGTCGGTGTGCGTCTTGGTCGCCTCGGCCGCCGCCTCGGCTTTGCGCTTCTCGTCGTCGAGCGCGGCCCGCCACACCACGCCGGCAGCCGCGGCCTCGGGCGAGGCCTCGCCGTACTTCTCGACCGCCTCGTTGTACGTGACCTGTGCCAGCTCGGCGCCGGTCAGCGAGTTGCGGATCTCCTGGTACTGCCGGTTGGTCTCGCTGATCTTGAGGTTGTTCGCGTCGAGCTTGCTCTGCAGGGTTTCCGCTTCACCGGCGAATGCGCCCGCGGCCTCACCGGTGCTCTCGAACTGCTGGCGGATCGACGCCAGCTGCGACTGGTAGTCGCTGTTCTCGGTGTTGAGGCGGCGGATCTGCTGCCGAACCCGGTCTGCCTCGCTGCCGCCCTTGAGCAGACCTTCGGCCCAGGTGCGCCCGGTCGCGGTGATCTGCTCCATCTCCTGATTGGCCGCGTCGAGCATCAGGCCGAGGCCGACGGCGGCGACGCCGACGATCGGCAGGGCCGCCCCGACCTTCGACAGGACGTTGCCCATGCGCGACCCGGCGGTGGCGACGCGCTCACCGGCGCCGGCCGAGCCGGTCAGCTGCTCGGTCATGATCCCGGCGGACAGCGCGGTGCGCTCCATCCGGCCGCCGAGGTCGAGCTTGGTGAAGCCGTTGCCGGCGGCCGTGAGCAGCCGCCAGCCGCCGGCCGCCGCCAGGGTGACCCCGAGTCCGGTGCCGAGCGCGCCCTGGAAGGGCTCCAGCACGCCGAGCAACCCGGAGACCGCGGACATCCCGGTGCCCGCGGCGTCGGACAGGATGGGCAGCGCATGGTCCGCCAGGCCCAGCAGGGAGTCGCCGGCGCGTTCGACGACCTGCTCGACCCGTTCCATGTTCGGGGCGGCTGCGTCGGCCAGGTCGCCGACGAGCTCGCCGACGTCGCCCAGGACGTCCTCGGCGATACGGCCGAACCCGGTGATCACCCGTCCGGCCGACTCCGAGCTGTCGGAGACGTTCTCGGCGAAGTCCGACACACCGGAGCCGACGTCGCCGAGCAGGGACCGGTAGCCGCTCATCACCGGCTGGCTCGACCGGACGGCCTTGGCCAGACCGGGCATCGCGTTGCCGGCCAGCTCTCCCACACCGGTCGCGAGCTCGCGCACGCCGTGTGCCATCGCCGGATCGGCGAAGATGGACTTCAGCACGGGTCCGACGTCCCGGCCCCACGCCCGGCCGAGCTCGTTGGCCGCGACCACGAAGTCGTCGACCATGGGCTCGGCCATGGCCTGGACGTCGTCGGTCACGTTGTCGCGCAGGTTCGAGAACGACGTGCGAACCTGCTCGTTGCTGGACACCGCCGAGGCCGCCATGCCCGCGAACAGCAGCGGCACACCGCCGATCGCGGCGGCCGCGGCCAGGCCGCCGGCGTTCGACGCGGCCGCGACCCCTGCCATCGCCTTGATCGCGCTCGACCCGGCCCGGTCGACCCGGTCCCCGGCACGCTCGGCGGCGTCGCCGACCGACCGGAACGCGGGCGAGGCCTTGTCGATGCCGAGGATCGTGAAGATCAAGTCGCGGTTGGCCACGTCCGCGCACCTCCTTCCGGTGGGCGGTGCGCGGGGTGCGGCCGTCAGCCGGTCGTCGGCGCGGCCTCGCTCACGGGGTCCGCCTCGGCGGCCGTCGGCGGTTCGGGTACCGGGGTCGGGTCGTCGACCCAGCTGTACGCGAGGGTGTGCCACTGGAACCGCACGTCCTCGAACCGCAGCGCGGTCTCGCCGTTCGCCCGGCGCGCCGCCCACCACATGACCTTGACCGCGACCATGTCGCCCACGTCCAGGCCCGCGAGGATCTGCGCCCACGTGCGGCCCCGGGCGAGCTCTTGCAGGGCGATGGTGTCGTCGACCCACAGGGCGTGGACGTCGAGGTCCCAGGCGCGGCCGTCCTGGACGAACCGCAACCAGTGCAACTGTCTGTCCATAGTGGACCCTTCTATCCGTTGCCGAGATCGTGCAGGACGCGGATCACCACGGCGTGCGCCGCTGTTCGGATCCGCGGGCCGTGCCGCTTGCGCGGCTCGCTGAACCAACCGGCGGGCGTGACTGCCTGGCTGGTCCACCGCCCTCGGCCGAACGTGGGCTTGCGCCAGCGGCCGCGGTCCATGAGCCGTGGCAGCGCGCGCTGGTCGGGAGGCATCCGGGCCTGGGCCGCGCGGATGCGCACCGCCGCGCGGGTGGGACTGGTCGACGCGGTGGTGCCTGTCGCCCGTGCCACCGTCGCCCGCAGTCCGGCGCGTCCGTACGCCTTCGCCCTGGACCGGTCGGTGAGCTTCTTCCGGTTGCGCAACGCGTGCTCGACGCGGGCCTGCCGCGCCGAGCTGGTGGTGCGGATGCGCCGGTTGCCCTGCGGCCCGTCCTTCGCGCGGGCGACCTTGCGGCTGTAGTTGCTGCTCTTCCGGCCGCTACGTGTGCTCTTGGTCGACAGGCCTTGCACGAGTGCCTTCATCTCGCGCACTGCCGGATCGGCCGCCCGCTTCATGTCCGCGGTCATCTTCCGCGTCAGGTCACCGCGACCCGCGCGCTTGAGGTCGGCGGCGGCCTTGCGGAACGCGTCGGTGCCGTGTACCTCGAAGCCGGGCACGGCCGCACCTCCCGACCGGGGACGTCGACTAGGGGGTCTCGTCGGTGGTCTGGTACTCGACCTCGATCGACAGGGTGCCGTCGTCGATCACCTTGTACGGCAGGGGGTTCTGCAGCATCGTCGGGCCATCGACGTTGGGCGTGCCGTCGTCGAACCTCACGTTCGCGGTGATGCGGGTCTCGAAGCGCAGCGCGTCTTCGATGATGCCGCTCTGGAACAGCAGCACCAGCTCGGCCTCGTCGCCGTCGACGAACCGCTGGTAGGCGGTGAGGTCGTCGAACTCGGGTTCGAGGTTGCCGGTGATCTCGCGCAGCCCGGCTTCCTCCGGCTTCGCCCGCAGCGGCGAGCCCAGGAAGTACCGGTCGTCGGCGAGCGTGTTCACGCCCTGCATGGAGAACGACCTGACCGCCAGCGCCGAGCCGCCCACCGTCAGCGTGCCCTCGGTGAAGGGCACCGGATCGCCGTCGGCCGCGTCCACGAACGAGGCCAGCGCGGTGGCGGTGGTGGCGTCCCGCCCGATGACCGAGGCCGTGAACGTCACCAGCTCGTTGACCGCGGCCGACAGCGACCACTGCCGAAGCATGCAGCCGATGTAGGTGAACGGGCGCACCGTGGCGCCCTTGTCCGGCCGCCCCACCTGGATGGTCAGCCCCGGCGGCAACGTGCCCGGGGTGAACGTGTGCAGGAAGACGGTCGGCGCGTTGGGCTCGTCCGGCTGGCTCGTGACGACGCCACCGAGGGCGTTCTTCCACCACAGGCCCCACCCGGCGGTCATCAACTCCATCGTGACGTCACCGGCGACGGCACGGCGCCCGCTACGCCACCGACTCGACCGCTGGACCCGCACGCCCGGGCGGATGCCGCCGGACTCGATCCGACCGACCTCCAATTTCAGGCTCTCGGAGCGGAACTCGTAGCCGCGGTTCGGGGTCACGGCCGTGCCGTGCGTGACTTCGCTGCCCACCATGACCTGGGCGGACATGCCCGAGGGGATCGTCACGGCGTCACCTCCGCGGTGGTCTCGTCGTCGCCGGTGCGCTCGTCGCGGCCGGCCGTGGTCCGGACGTGGTCGGCCAGGCGCTCGGCGAGCACCGGCCTGGTGCCGTCCGTGGGGAGCCGACGCCCGGCCAGGGCCTCACGCAGCCGCGCCGCCGACCACGACCGGTAGTCCGGCACGTCGGTCCCGGCGGGAACGGCGGGGTCCGCCATGGTGGCCGTGTCGGGCGGGGCGTCGGGGTCGCTCCAGGTGTCCTGCTCGATCAGGCTCAGGCCGACCACGTCGGGGACTTCGATCGGTTCGCCGCGCAGGGCGATGAGCCCCACGGCGGCCACGTTCACGGCCCGGTAGGGGCCGTCGTAGACGACACGCACGTCCTCACTCCTATCTGTGTGGGTTCGCTCAGATCCGGGCCTGGCACACGACGTGGAACCCGACCTCGACCAGCGCGCCCTTGTCGGTCTGCATCGGGAGGTAGGACTCCTCGCCGCCGGTGCGGGCCCACAGCACCGAGCCGCCCAGCCGGGGATCGGCCCCGGGCGCGCCGAGCCGCAGCAGCTGCGCGACGCCGTCGTAGATGCCGAACGCCCGGTCCCGCTTGGCCTTGATGCCGGTGTCGCCGGACCGCGCCAGCGCGGTGCAGTAGATCGTGAACGCCTCGTCGGCGTCGGAGCCGCCGAGGTTGACCCAGTTCTGCGCGCCGACCGCGCCGGGCGAATCGTCGTCGGGGGTGTCGCCGATGTAGAGCACCAGCTGCTCGGTCGGCTCGACGACCGGCGGGCCGTCGACGACCTGCACACCGGCCAGCACGCCGCCGGTGGCGGTGGCGCCCTGGCACAGGGCGACCAGCGCGTCCAGCGCCGCGGGGATCCTGGAGGCGACCATCAGGCGAAACCCCCTACAGGCTTACCGAGCAGCTCGACCGCCCGGTTGGGGATGGCGTAGCCGATCAGCGCGGCCTCGTAGTCCTCGTCGCCGCCGCGGCTGGGCAGGGACGTCTGCCCGCGCTGGGTCTCCCACAGGTGGCCGAGGATGATCCGCCCGGCCGCGGTGACGTGCTCCGGGATCGCGGTGTTGTCACCGGCGACGTAGACCACCGTGTACTCGCCGGCCGCGAACGACGCACCGGACCGCAGGCGCAAGATGTCCGAGGACGTCCAGGTCAGGTCGGCGGGGTCGTAGCCGGTGCCGGTGTCCAGCAGCGGCTGCATGCTGGTGATCGACGCGATCGGCCCCCAGATCAGCGGGATGCCCTGCCGGCCACCGCGCGCGGTCTCGGTGCGGGTGCGCCGCACGAAGGCTCGCTGGGTGTGCCGCTCGACCACGAAGGTCGTCGCGCCCATCCAGTCGCGCAGCTCGCCGTCGTCCGTGGTCGAGAGCAAGTTGAGCTGCTTACGGGCGTCGGCCAGCGAGATCAGCCAGGCGCGGTCGGCGGGGCGGACGTCGAGAATGTCGGCGTCCGCGGTGGCGTTGGTGCCGGTGGCCACCCACCGCACCAGGTGCCGCCCCACGTCCTCGGTGAGGAACTCGGCGGTGTAGACGCCGGTGGACGCGTTGGTCACGTCCGGGGTGACGGTGGTGTCGTCGGGCAAGGTGATCGTGCACGTCACGTCCCCGCCCGGGGCGGCCAGGGCGCCTGCGGCGTCGCGCACCTCGAAGCGCAGGCGGGCGGTGTCGCCGAGGTCGTAGGTCACGTCTGCCCCCTACTCGTCGACGGCGGCCGGGGCCGGCCGGTAGGGCTCGTAGGTGTCCTCGTCCAGGAACACGCCGTGCTTGTCATGGGTGGTGCGCACGCCGGTGTGCACGTAGGGCTGCACCCCGACCGCCGCCAGGCGCACGCAGAACGACAGGTCCTCGCTGAACGTCCGCGGCTTGCCGTGGTCGCCGGTCGGGTGGGTGATCGGGTCGAACCAGGCGTCGCCGTAGCGCTCCCGCACGGCCGCGACCGCGACGCGGTGGATCAGCAGGCAGGCCGCGCCGGTGCCGCCGACCGGCACGAGCTGGTCGCGCGGGTAGTCCAGCATCGGCGCGAACCCGACCTCGTCGCCGAGGTCGCGGAATTCGAACAGGGTGGGCTGGATCCGGAACCGCTCGGCGCCGAACTCGCCGCGCCCGGAACGCTTGAGCGCGAAGCACAGCCCGCCGACCACCGGCCGCTCGGCGGGGTCGGCGGCGGCCACCAGGCGCTCGACGACATCGGGCCCGAACCCCATGTCGCTGTCCACCATGAACAGCCACTCCGCGTCGGTGGAGTCCAGGAACTCCCGGGCGACCTGGTTGCGGCTGCCGGGGATGCCACCGCTGCCGGTGACCGCGCGCAACTCCCGGCCACTCTCGCGCACGATCCGCTGCGGACCGACCAGGTCGGCCATCAGCAGATCCCGGTAGGACAGCCCGAACACGGCCGACCACGTGCCGGGGTCGAGGTAGCCGACCACCACCGACCCCGGCACGAACCCTGCGGACGTCACTGGCGGTTGCCCGACTGCTTGCGGGTGGCGCGACGCTCGCCGGGCGCGGCCGTCGCCTGCTCCACCGGCGCGAGGCTCACCGACTGCACGTTGGTCTCGGGTTCCGGGGCGTTCTGGTCCTCGAACAGCCACGGGAACGCGGTCACCAACGGGTCGTCGGCGGCGTAGCGGTCGCCGGGCCGCGGCACGACGAAGTTGCCGTGCTCGGGGTGGACCACGGCGGAGGGGTCCCTGCGCACCCGCACGAAGTTCGGGGCCGGCGGGTCCTGCGGTGGGTCCGCGGGTGGTGGCGTGGTCGGGTTGGGATCGGACACGGTGGTTCCTCCTCGACGGGGGATCTTGGCGGGGTCGTCGGGATGCGCCGGTGCCCGCCTACCCCGGGCGGGTCGACGGGCACCGGTGAGGTGAGGCGGGTCAGGCGCTGGTCTTGTCCTGCAGCAGCCGGAACGCGTTGTCCAGCACGCTGTCGGACCCGGTGCGCCAGTGGGCGAGCCAGCCCCGCTTGCCGTTGGGCAGGTTGTTGTCCACGTGGAACATGTTCGGGATGAACTCCACGGCCCACGAGCCGGGCTTGTCGACGATCAGGAAGTTCTTGAAGTCGCCGAAGATGAGCTCGTTGTCGCGGGCGGTGGTGGTCTGGGTGTCCGGGGCGTCGTCGTCCTCGTTCACCGGCCGGCCGTAGATCACCGGCGTCGGGGCCTCGCGCAGGTCCCCGGAGTAGGCGTTGGACACCTGCGTGCCCAGGGCCTTGATCGCCAGGTGGTACCTGGAGTTCATGTGCCACGTGGCGCGCCTGCGCCACCGCTGGGCCACACCGCGGTACACGGCGTCGAGGTCGACCACGCCGATCGCGGCGGCCGTGGTCGAGACGATCTCGACGTTGGTGTTGGCGTCCAGCGCGGTGAAGATCCCGGTGGGCTGACCGGTGCCGGTGCCGTTGTTGTACTTGTCGCCCTCCAGCACCTCCTTGGCGTCGGCGAACATCATCCGCACGTCCGACTCCAGGCCGGAGATGTCCTCGAACGCCTCGTAGGACGCCTGGACGAACGCCCGGGCCATGTGGACGGGGATGCCCTCGTCGTCGACGGCCGGGGTGTCGTCGGAGACCTCCGACAGCTCGGCGTCGAACGACGCGGTGACGCCCGCCGTGGTGACGCCGTTCCACCGGTTGCCGGTGGTCAGGGTGACCACGCGGGCAATCTGCCGCAGTGTGTTGTCCGACCCCTCGTTGGTCAGGATCAGGGTCGGATCCAGGTGGGTGGGCACGAGGTAGCCGCCGGCGGTGTTGGTGCCCACGGCCATCGCCGCGCGCTCCTCTTCGTTGAGCAGCATGCCCTCGCCGCGCATGAGCTTGAGCCACCCGGACTCGTAGGCCGGGGTCGACCGGGCGAGCAGCTGCCGCGCCCACCTGGTGTCCTTGGCGTGCCGCTTGATCAGCCGCTCCATCTGCCGCTGCTGGTCGGCCTCCAGGTCGCGGCCGTCGTTGGCGCGCAGCAGCCCGTCGACCAGCTGCTGACGCGAGGCGTTGCCCTCCAGCAGCGAGGCGAACGGGTCGGCGGTCGGGTTGAACCGCGCGCCGAACTGCTTGCGGGACTCGGCGACGCGGCGCGACCGCTCGGCGCGGTCCTCCACCTCGGCGGCAGCCACCTTCTGGCGCAGGTCGGTCTCCTCGGTGTCCAGCTCCGCCCACCGGGTGGTCTGGTCCTCGTCGAAGGCGGCCTCACCGGCGGCCTCGTGGATGCCTCGGCGCTCGGTCTCGATCGCTGCGAGCCGCGCGCGCATCTCCTCCAGCGTCATCTCGACGCCCCTTTCCTCAGGTACGGGTAGATGGCCTCACGCCGTTCGGCGTGGGTCGGTCCGCCCGAGTGGCGCTTGGCCGGCTCGTCGGCTCGTGGTGCGGCTCCCGCCGGTGCGGCAGTGCCCGTCGGGGCGGCTGCCGTGGCGTCGGGAGTGCGGGTGCTGCTCACGCGCGACCGCAGCTCGTCGACCCGCTGGGGGTCGCGGGCGCGCAGCCGCTCGTAGTACAGGTCGGTCATCGACGTCGACCGCAGTCCGGCGGTCGCGTCGGGGTTGGCGGGCCAGGTCACCGGACCGAACTCGAACAGCCGGATCTCGGTGATCGTGCGCTCGGGCAGGCCCTCGGGGTTGTGGTCGGAGCGGCCGGGCTCCTCGTTCCACTCCTCCTTGATCACCCGCATCCGGAACGACGAACCGTAGACGCCGGCCTCCAGGCCGGGCCGCAGGTCGCGGTTGTAGGAGGTGTCGAACAGCGGCACCACGCCGACCGGGCTGTCCGCGTCCTCGCGGAGGTCCTCCACGGGGCCCAGGACCTTGTTGCCGATCTGGTAGTCGTAGCCGTGGTCGTACAGGCACCGGATGTTCTTCCGGTTCTCCGCGATGGTCTTGGCGAACGCGCCGCGCTGGGTGCGCTCGAGGAACCGGCCCTCCCACCACGAGTTGACCTCGTACCAGGTGTCGAAGACGCTGAACCGGACCTCCATGGTCGGCATCACGTCGGCGGCCTGGCCCTCGTCGCCCTCGGCGCGTACCGCGCGGATGCTCGTCGGCACGGCCCGCACGATCTCCAGGCCGGGCACGGTGTTGATGCTCATGGTCTCCCGTCCTCGGGGTCGTCGGGCCCGCCGTCATCGCCGCCCGCGCCGGACGCACCGCCCACGGGGTTGGGCTCGTCGCCCCACGTGACCGGGGGCAGCTCCTCGTCGGCTCGGACGTCGTTGACCGTCTTCCACCGGTCGCCCAGCGCCAGGTGGTGAGCGCGGTAGCGCTCCAGAGTGGTGGACTGCAACACCGCGTCGCGGTCGATGCGCGCGTACTGCCCGTCCGGCAGCATCGACGTCAACACCCGGTCGGCGCGCCGCAGCCACTTGTTCAGCGCGTACACCAGCACGTGCGCGCTGCGCGACTCCACGTTGGTGTAGCGCATGCTGCCGCCGGTCTCGTAGCCCAGCAGCTCGGCGATACCCGGGCCGAAGATCCTGCAGCAGTCCGCGGCGCTGTAGCCCTGGGTCTGCAGGAACTGCGACTCCTCGGGCTTGAGCTGGATAGGGGCGTACTCCCAGCCCTTGCCCAGCACCAGCGGCTCGCGCGATCCGCGGATCACCGCGAGGAACCGGTCCTTGACCCGGCGCACGACGGTTTCGTCGGACAGGTCGGCTTCGCTGTTGGTCAGCAGCGCGCCGGGATGCGCCCCGTCGGTGAACCACTGCAGCCCGAACTGGGTCGCCACGAGGTTGAGGCCGATCGTGCGGGCGTGGCGCTGCACCGGCGACATGCCCAGCACCACGCCGGGCATCGGGTTGACCCGGAGGTGCCGGAAGGTCTCCAGGTCGACTGTCTTGCCGTCCACCGACCACTCGGGCACACCGTTGCCGCCCAACCAGCCCGTCACCGAGTCCGGGTAGTGCAGGGTGATCTGCGTCGGGTAGCCGCGGGACTGTTCCAGCACCGTGCCGAACGCGTTGCCGCGCAACAGCCACGACACCAGCAGCTGGTACATCCAGTCGGCCAGGCCGTGCCCGTCGCCGGCCGGGTCGAGCAGGTATCCAGGAGTCGGCAACGACCGCCGGGAGCCCTTCGAGCCGGTGTAGACGCCCACCGGCAGCTCCGAGGCCAGAGACGCCAGCAGGTCCACCGACGAGCCGATCGCCACGGCCTGCAGCGCCGACTCCGCCGAGCCCACGTGCACGGCCGCGTAGCCGGCTCCCAGACCGTCGTAGTCGGACACGTAGTGCCGCCACGGCCGAAGGGGCGCGTTCGCCCGCTCAGGACGACGTGACCGCGTCAGGTAGCTCACCGGGGTTCACCGCCCTTGCTTGCGCGCCGGTCGCGGTCCTCGCGCCAGTCGTCGACCACCCGGTCGCCCAGCAGCAGCAGGCCGGCGGTGATCAACCCCGCCGGCGGGAAGACCATCCCGGCGCCGATCGACAGCAGCAGCACGGCCGCCACCGCGATGCCGTGGCGGACCACGCCCCGCCAAGCGTGGCCCGCCACCACGGCCGCGCCGAGCAACGCCCGCACGGCCAGCTTGTGGACGGACGTCCGGAACCGCACCCAGCGAGAGGGCTTGGGCACCTGCGCTCCTCTCACCAGATGTTCGCCAAGGGGTCATAGGCCTGGACCACCAGGTGCACCCGCGCCCGATACGCCCACCGCGCCAATGTGACCGCTACCAGAGGGCTGATGTCGCCGGACGACTTCATCCGGCCCCACGCGTAGGCGTCGCCCAAGGGGCGGCTGACTGCGTTGGCGAGGGCCAGGTTGAGCGGCAACTGATCCAGGTGCCGGATCGTGCCCAGCACGACCTCGGACACCACCTCGAACTCGCCGTCGACCACCAGGGCAGCGCCGTCGTCGTGTCCGTCGTCGGCCTGGGCCTCGTCGTCGGGCGCGTCCTTGGGGGGCCGGCAGGCGTCGGTGAACGCGCCGCACGCCGCGGCGACGTCGGCCGCGGTGGGCACCGCCAGATCGCCCCACGCGGGCTTGTCGGGGTTCTTCGGCCGCGACAACCCGCTGGGCCTGTTCTCACGCTTCAGACGCTCGGCGTCTTCCTCCAGCTCCAGCAGCAGCGCGCCGCCCGGCCCCTTGGCGTCGATCGCGATCGCGATCGGGTTGTGCCTGTCCCGCAGCTGCTTGAGCCGCTCGGGCAGCCAGTTGACGCCCGCCTGGTGGTCGACGACCTCCACGTGCTCCAGGCCGTCCTCACGGACGCTGTAGACCGCGATGCAGGCGTACTGCCGGTCCGGGGTGATGTCCACCGCCAGGGCCACGTACCTGCCGCGCTTGGACTCCAGGTCGACCAGGCCGGGCCATTCCTGCGAGGGCACGTTCTTGTCGGGCTCGGGCTGCTCGACGGAGGTGACGTTGAGGAACGCGCGGTCGAAATCGGCCGGGGCCATCGACTCCAGCTCGGCCTGCACGGCTTCCTCGGTCTGGGTGTGGCCCAGCGCGGGCATCACCGCGCGCCACACCCGCCGGTCGGTGCGGTCGTACACGTCGGGCGGGGTCCAGTCGAACGCGCAGAACCGCGAGGCGAGGCGGAGATCCGACTCGATGATGTCGTGCGCCAGCTGGCGCTTGAAGTTCAGGAACTCGCTGTCCTCGTCACCGGCGGTGGAGACGATCCACAGCTGCGGCTGCGGCCGGGTGATCATCGCGGGGCCGAACGCGGCCTCCAGGCGGTTGTCGACCTGGGCGAACGCCTCGTCGATCATCGCCATGTCCAACACCGGGCCGTGACCGGACTTCTTGGTGTTGGCCGAGATGCCCCACCGGCTGCGGTTGTGGAACTTGATGTGCTCGCGCCCGTTGGCGGTCACGACCGCCTTGACGCGCTTCCACACCGCCGGCGCGGCCTTGAGCGCTTCGACGTGCTCCTCTTCCCACTTCTCGCGGGCGAGGTTGCGCGTCTGTGCGGTGTAGACGATGCCCTGCCGGGGCCAGGCGCACGCCCGCCACGCCATCAGCGCCTGCTGCAACGTGGTCTTGCCCGACTGCCTGGGCACCATCAGCAGCACGTGCCGGTAGACCAGCAGCCCCGTGTCCGGGTCGACCTCCAGCGCCACGTCGGCGACGTACCGCTGCCACGGCATGAACGGCGTGCCGAGCGCGGCGGCGTACTTGGCGACCTTGCCGCCGTAGGTCTTGCGGTCCTCGTTGCGCGGGGTTCCCCACCGGGGCACGCACTCCAGGCCGTAGAGCCGGCTCAGCTGCTCGCGCAGCTCCTCAGTCCGGCTCTCCGGCGTCGTCAAGATCGTCCTCCTCGGGAGGAGGCTCGGCACGGCCGGCCATGAGCGCCGCGGTGAGCTCGCGCAGCTCCTTGACCAGCTGCGGCAGCTTGTCGTGGCCGTTGTCGACAGCCTCGGCCACCACGAACAGCGCCGCCGCCAGCGTGCCCTCGAACTCGTCGAGCTCGCCCATGTCCTCGACGTCCTCGCGGGCCTGGGCCAGAACCTGCCCGCCACGCCGGCGCCGCTCGGCGCACTCGGTGCACGGCGGGGCGTCGTCGAAGCCGAACTTCTCGGCGTGCTCGCCGAGCAGGTCGCGCACCGGCGTGGACAGCGCCGCAGCGATCAGCACGAGCTCGTCGGCGGTGACCTCGCGGCGCCGCTGGCCGTCCTTGTCGCGCCGGCCGGTCTCGATGTAGCCGACGACCGCGGCCGACATCGACTGCGGCGCGCCGACGTCCCACAGCTCCGTCGCGAGCTCGTCGCGCGTGAGCCCGCGCTTCTTGCGGTGCTCCCGGATCGCAGCGGCTATCACATCGCTGATCACGGTGATCCGATCGCTCATCAAACCGCCTCCCACCAGCCCTTTTGTGGCTTCCCGGGGAGAAAAAAAGGGAGGGCTGGGAGAGGGGTCACCCGGCCGCAGCTCACCAAAAACCGCAGGTCAGAGCCTCGCGACCTGTTTTCGCAGGTCAGAGGGGGTCACCATGCCTGTGACCTGCGGAACTGATCAGGCCGCTCCGCAGTGGTCGACGGGACGGTCGGGACCAGCCCGGCCCGGGCGTACCACTGCCGGATGGCGTCGCCAGTCCCCTCAGGACGGTGGTCGACGCCAGCCCGGCGCAGGCACTCGACCATGCCGGGGTCGAGCAGCACCAGCTCGGCGCGCAGCCGGGCGGCCAGGCGCTCCCGCTCGTCGGGGTAGGGCAGGCAGCGCACCACGTACGCGGTGACATCCTCGGCCTCGGCGATCCGGTCCAGTTCGGCGCGCAGCCGCATCTCGGCGCGCTGCGTGATCCGGCGGCCGTGGTCGTGCCCGGCCCGGCTGCCCAGCGTGCGGGCGATCAGGTCGCGGTCGACGACCAGGCCGGGCCGCTGCACCGCCAGCGCTCTCGCCAAGGTGGTCTTGCCCGCGCACGGCGGGCCGGTGATCAGCACCACGTGCCGCACGCTCACCACTCCTGCGATCGTCGGAACGCCTGGGTCCTCCGGCCCGGCACGTCTGCACCGGCGCTGCTGTTGCAGGCGCGGTGCTCGGGCCGGGCGTTGGCCACCGACGCCACCCCGCCACGTGCCCGGGCACGCCGGTGTCCGGTGGTGTAGCTCATGCGGTGGTTGGGCGGCAGGGTCATGTCGATCTGCAGGCCGCACCTGCCGCACACCGGCGGCAGTCGCTTGGTCGCCGCGACGATCCGCCGCCACGGCCTGCCCTTGCGCCCCTGCCACTTCGCCACCGCGACCACCACCCCGGACGTGCGCGTGCCCCGCACCAACCAGGTGGTGCGGGGCACGGGCCGGGAGCCGATCCCCGGCTACTCGGCACGGGCAGCCATGAGGGGTGAGGTGTCCGATGAAGACAGTTCACCAAGTTGACCGGAGGTTACTTCACCGCTGGTCGGCGTGTCCAACGGCCCCCTCAGCCGCTCATAGGTGGCGGTGGCGGCGCGCACCGAGTACTCGGTGAGGCGGCCTCGGCTGGTGGTGCTGTGCCGGCGGGGCCACCCGTCGCGCTGCGCCCATCGCTGCAACGTGCCGACCGGGACGCCGCCGAGCATGATCGACAGGGCCTCGGCGTCGGTCACGGGCTCGCCCGGCGCGAGCTCCCCGATTCGGGCCTTGATCACCTGGTGGCCTCCTGTGCCTGCTGAAGGTCGACCCACCGGTAGGCGGGCCACAGCGTGCCGCACTGGGGGCAGCGCAGCGCGCGGTCGCCGGGCCGGGCGTGAAGCCGCTGCCCGCACTGGATCGGGGCGCCGGTGCGGGCGTCGTGGTCGACGAGAACCGGGCACACCCCGACCGGGATGCGGCCGCGGGTCTCCCCGGCGAGCTGCGCCAGGACCCGGCGCAGCTCGACCACCTCGAAGGCGAACTTCCCGACTGCGTCTTGCTTGCGGATCCAGCTCCACATGCGCACCAGCACCACGACCTCGCCGGCCAGCGTGGGCGCGCCGGTGCGAGCGGGTAGCCCGGTGGACTCGCGCACCCCGTCAGCCCAGTAGGCGAGGGTGGCGAGCACGCCAGCCTGGGCGAGCCGGTCAGCGCGGTCCAGGCGGGCCAGGTTCACCGGCGGTCCGGAGCGGTAGACCGTCGCCCCGCGGGGTCCGTCGCCGCCGCCGGTGCCGTACTCGGCTTCCTCGGCGACGACGGGGTGCAGTCGGACGACGTCGTCGAGCGCGTCGCGCACGTACGTCGCGCACGGGTCGCAGGTCCGGTAGCCCTCGGCTGCGACGTGCGTCTCGCGGATCAGGCAGGGTCCGCGGTCGGAGGTGCCTACCGGTGGTGGCCCGGTCACCGGCGACTCCGGCCGAACACGAGGGACCACAGCCGCGCCGAGACGTTCACGCACGCGTCCACCAGCAGCTCGTTGACGCTGGGCCGGTCGAGACGGGTGTCGGGCGTGGTGCTGGTGTAGATGACCTGGGGTTGCGGCCCGGTGGGCTGTTCGACGCGCAACGGGCCGGGGTGCACCTGCACGGCCGGGCGCTGGCCGTCGATCACCACCTGGCGCTCGGCGACGGTCCGCTGCTCGCACGCTCCGGAGCAGTACTTCGGGATGCGGCCGCGGTCCCGCTCCCGGGCGGGCAGTCGGCAGTGCGATGCCCAGCAGGTCTCGGGTGTCGGGTCGGTGTGGCTGACCATCGTCGTCGGCCGAGGCGGGTGCGTCACGTGCTGCTCCTGGTGGTGATCAGGGACTGGACGGCGATCCAGGTGTCGGTGCCGTGCGCCGCTGCGGCGCCCTGGGCGGCCCGCAGGATCAGGCAGGCGAGTCGGTCGGCGTCGGCCTCGCCGTCGACGGTCGCCGAGGCGGACAGGTAGCTGCCGTCGGGCCGGTGGATGGCGACGTTGACGTGGGTGGTGCCGTCGTCTCCGTCCCCGTCGTCATCGCGGTCGACCATGACCGGGATGTCGGGGAGCTCGTCGTGGATCTCGATCACCGGGTCCTCCTCGTGCGACGGCGGGTGCGGTTGCGGTAGGCGCGGCCGTCGATCGGCAGCGGGGCGGGGCGGGTGAACGCGGGATCGCCTCGGCGCCCGTCGCGGACGATCTTCTCGGCCCGGCCTGCAGCGCGTGCCGCGGCGTGCAGCTTCCAGTACGCGCGGTGGGCCAGCGTCGTTGCGACAAGGGCGTCGAGCGAGCGTTGCGCGCCGACTGCCGCGCGACGCAGGCCGCTGACGTCCGCGCGTATGACGAGGTGGAGGTTCTTGGGCTGGGCCATGGCGGGTGGCGGTCCTCTCGGGTCAGGTGCGGCGGGCGGGCAGGGTGCCCCGGACGCCGCGGTACCAGGCGGTCCGGGTGCCCTGTGGGCAGGTCTGGCGGTGCGGGGTGTGCACCTTCTTGCCGTCGGTGATGGCGGCGGCGAGCTGGCCGTGCTTGAGCGGGTGGCAGCGCGGGCCGCGGTCGTCGACGGAGAGCAGCAGGTGCCCGTCCGGTGAGGGCTCGGCGTCGATGGGCGTGCTCTCTCCTCGCGGGTTGGTGGCGTGGACGATCCGGCGGTGGCACCAGCCGCACGGCACGACGTAGGACGCGACGTCGCGGCGGGCCTGGTCGACGGGCAGCAGCCGGCGGCCGGGCGCGGGCGGTTCGGGCGCGGCGGGCAGGGCGGGGTGTGCGCCTGCCGGGAACGCGGCGTCGGCTTCCCGGATGCGGGCGACGCAGCCGGGTCCGCGCCGCTTCCGGCCGTGCGGGTGCGCGCATGGCTCGCCCACGTCGGCGCCGCAGCCGTCGGGGGCCTCGCAGTCGGTCCGGTCGATCTCGTGCCGCTCGCGGACGGGGCGGCGGTGGAGCCGGACGCAGTCCACGCCGACCGGTGCGCCGCAGCCGCCGTCGCTCGGGGCCGGGCAGGCGACGAGTCGGAGGTGCTCTTGTTCCTGCAGGAGTTCCCAGGTGCCTTGATTGGGGTTGCTGGTCACGGCGGGCCTTCCTCCTCCGGTGGTGGGTTGCTGGTTGCGGACTTGCGGTAGGTGGGTGGGTTGGCTGCGGAGCGGGGTGTGGTGGCAGGTCCGATGACGGGTCTTCTGCCTGCCGGGCCTACGTCGCCTGCGTGTGGAACCTGTGGTGAGCGGCTGCCCCCACCTGCCCTACCCCTCTGGGGAGGCAGGCCGTCTGTGGTCGTACCCGGCGATGCCCTGGAGGTCTGTTCCCGCTGGTGAGCCCGGTTTTCCACAGGGCTGTCCCCCGGTTGTGGATCACTGGTCGGGTCGGGATCGGATCGGTGATCGGAATCAGGTCCGATCAGATCCGGATCAGGTGATGGATCAGGTGATCCGGTGGTGATCCGGTCGGTGGTCTCGGCGGGTTCCGCGCCGGGTTGCGGCCACGGGGTGTGGCGTTCGATCGAGAACGGGTCGGTGCCCTTGGGCCAGCCCACGGGCGGGAACACGCCGGGGTTGGTGGGCACGTCGACGGGCGGGCCGTGCAGGGTGAGCCCGGCCGCAGCCGGGGTGCGCGCGTCCTTCTTCTTGCTGTTGCAGAACATGCACGCCACGACGAGGTTGTCGGCGCCCGCCGCGAGGGTGGGGTCGACGTGGTCGATCGTCAGCATCCGCGGGCTCTTGCGGTCGGCCCAGGGCACGACGGTGAGGCAGTAGCGGCAGGCGTTGCCGTCGCGCTGACGGATCAGCAGGATGAGGTCCTGGTCCTTGAGCTCGGTGCCCTTGGCGCGGTGGACGGTGTTCTCGGCCTTGCTGGGGTTGTGGTTGAGCCAGTCGTGGATCCAGTAGCCGCCCATCTCGGCGGTCCACTTCTTGTCGTGCAGGCACGAGCAGAGGTCCTCGTCGGGCACGTCCGGGTCGAACTTGTGCAGCAGGGGCGCGCGGCCGTTGGCCTTGATCGTGGTGACCGCGGTGAGTTCCTTCTCGGTGAACTCGCGGTCGACCACCCACTGCGGGAGCCACCCGTCGGTGCCCTGTTGGGCGGCGTAGAGCCAGCTGAACAGCACGCCCCATCCGCCGGTGCGGGAGGCCTGCGCGACCGCGCGCAGCTTGGGGTTGCCGTTGGCCTTGTCGTCGCCTTTCAGCCACGCCATCAGGTCACCGGCCCTGTAAGTGTGCGGTGGGGGTCGGTGTGGATCACCCTGCGGTCCTCCAGTCGTGCGTGGCGTTCGGGTGCAGCTGCAGCCGCTCGCGGATGCGGGCGGCGGTGTAGGTGGTCATGTGCAGTCGCTCGGCGATCTCGGTGTCGGTGAGCCCGCCGCGGACCAGCCCATCGACCAGCTGCGCGCGCTGGTCGGTGGGCAGGGCCTCGGCGGGTTCCCGGCCGGCGAGCACGAGTGCGACGAGACGGCGGAGTGCCATGTCGATCGTCCTTTCGCGACGGTTGCCGGTGGACAGGGCTGGGCGGCCGGTACCCGGGGGAAGCGGGCACCGGCCGCCTGAGGGGTGGGTCAGGGCCGTTCGAAGGGCGCCCTCGGGTCCGGTCGTGTGTGCAGCCGGCGCCCGCGCAGCGCCGACACGGCCATGCCGACGACGGCCAGGACCACGACGAGCGCGATGACCACGACACCGGCGACGGCCAGCTGCTCGACCTGCACGCCGCGGTTCACCGGGCCTCACCGCCGGAGACGGTGAGGCCGCGCAGCTCGGCGACGAGCTCGACGACCTGCGGACCGGTCAGGCCGGTCTCGGCGGCGTCGGCCAGGACCCGTTCGGCCAGGCGGTCCACGCCCTTCTGCACCCAGCCGGGCGCGCGCCGCGTCTTGAACGTCGCCGGGTCCGGATCCGTCGTGCCGGTGGACGTGCGGGCGGAGGGCGTCGGGGCGTCGTCGGGGTTCTGGGCAAGCCAGTTGTAGATGGTCGCTTCGCTCTTGCCGTAGCGCTCGGCGACTTCCCGGACCGTCCACCCGTCCGCGCGCAGGCACCGGATGGCGTGCGCCCGCTCGGCCGGGCTCATCGGCTTCTTGTGCACGTCGGTGGCCACGGTGATGGCCACGACCTCGTCGTCGGTCACCGACGCCTGCCACATGACCGGCACGGTGCGCAAGTTGGCCAACCGGCACGCCAGGTAGCGGCGGCGGCCGTCCACGATCTCGTGGACTTCGCCGCGCTGTTGCACCAGCAGCGGCTGCAGCAGTCCGAACTGGCCGATCGACTCGACCAGTTCGGTGAGGTCCCCCGGGTCTCGGTGCATGTTGGCGGGGTGCAGCCGCAGCCGGGTGATCGAGATACGGCCCGAGCGCAGCGGCTGGGTGTGGCCCAGCGCTGCGCGGGTGCGGGCGGTGTGGTTGCGGCTCATCCTTCGGCTCCCTCGTCCTCGAGGGGCTCGACGGCGGGCGGCCGGTCGATCGCCTCGACCCGCAGCGGCAGGGTTCGATCATCCACAGTGGACACCTCCGGCGAGTAGTACGGGTTCCACCGGGAGGCCGCGGGCGACCCGGTCGGCGACGTTGTGCAGCGGGTGCGTCTTGGTGCGCACCTCCGTGACCGTCACGCGCACACCGCGTGACCTGGCCGAGCGCAGAATCTTGAACGCGTCCAGCGGCACCCACTTCGGTGTGGACTGGAACGTCCGGAACTCGCCCGACAGGATCGCGACACCGGCCCGTCGGGCACCGTCGTTGTCGGACAGGACCTCCACCGCGTGGCCGGAGGGAAACAGGCGGGTGGCGTGCGCGATGGCCAGCAACTCCAGAGCGTTAGTGGAGGTGGTGTAGGGCCAGGTGCCGCCCAGCACCCACCCTGCGTCGGTGACCACACCCCAGCCGGACCGGCGGTCGAACGTCCGGATCGAGCCGTCGACCGCCACGACGTCGCCGCGACCGCGCATCGCCGCCGGCAGATCCAGGTGCGCGGCCGGGAGGCGCAGCAGCGCAACGTCCGGCCACAGCGCCACGGGCCGGCCCGGGCGCAGCCGGGTCCACGTCAGCGTGTCGTGCGGCCCGAGCGACTCGCGCACCCGCTGGCGGGCCTGGTCGATCGTGGCCTCGGCGCCCCGGTCGACGAGCCCGCACGGACACGCGTTGTGCCACACCGCGTGCCCGCTCACGGTCGCGGCCACCGTGGCGGTCACGTCGTGCCGACCCACCAGGTGTCGACACCACCGACGCAGGACCTCACGCACAGGCCATCACCGCCTGCGACACGGCCACCGTCAACGGCAGCCCCACGAACACCACGACCACGGCCAGCAGTTCGACAGCCTCCAGAACGGTCACCAGCCACTCGGGCAGGTCGACCGGGTCATCCACGGCGGTCACCCGCCTTTGCGGCCAGAACTTCCGGTTCGCACCAGCAGGCGAAGTCGTCGACACCGGTGCTGTGTGGTCGGGGGTCACCGAGGCTGCCCCGGTGGATCACCAACGGGCGCTGCCGCGCGGTAACGGTGTCCCAGAACACCAAGATCGCGTCCCGGTCGCTCACCGTGTCGGTGTGCAGCGGTGAACGGGAGGCGGCCCGGCCGTTGCGGGGACAGGGCGCGATGTGGGTGTGCACCACGCACGCCTGCACCGGGCCGTTGTCCCCGATCGTCTCGGAGATCACGCACTCAGCCACGGCGATCATCACCCTGCGAGCTGTTCGGGCGCAGCCGCTGCGTTGCGACGTCCAGCAGGTCTTCCAGCGACATACCGCTGTACGCGGGAGATTCCAGCCCCAGCATCAACCGCAGCCGGGTGCGCGCGGTGATCAGCCGAGTCTCTTGGCGCTCGATCACGCTGTGCGTCTCGTCCAACCGCAGCCGGTTCTGGTCGATCAGCGCGCGCTGGGCACCGATCGTTCGCGACGCGCGCCCGTAGGCGCGGTGCGCCTGGCGCACGATCCGGTCGCGAGCGGCCTGGCGGTCGTGCTCGGCGAGCTCGCGGCGCACCGTGTACAGCTCGCGCGCCAGGATCTCGATCGCCGACTGCCGCTCGCGCACGGTGGCGACGAGCGTGTCGACGTCCGCGCGCGCGTCGGCCAGCTCGCCACCGTAGTGCTCCTCCAAAGCCTGGTAGGAGATCAGCGCAACGCGGATCTCCTCCAGCAGCGCCTTGTGCGAGGCGAGCACCTGGTGCACAGCCAGGTCGTCGACCAGGCGGGCGGCCTGCACCGCGCTCGCGATCGGCTCGGGCAGCTCGGTCCCCACGCTGTCGATCACGGCGAGCAGCACGGCCTGCATGACGTGCCGCTGCCACGATCGGGTGTCGGTCCGGCCGCCGACCTCGCGGAACGTGAACGCCTCGCCGCACCCGCACGTGTCCGAGGGGAACAGCGTGTGCTTCGCCGACACGTCGACCATCAGGTCGAGCCGCGTCTGGGTGCGGCCGGCGGGCGGCGGCTCCTCAATGGCGAACTCGGTCGGGATCGTCATCGCTGGTTCACCACCCCGGTGATCTCGACCACGGTGGTGGTGACGACCTGCGTCGGCCGGTCGTCGGGCACGCAGCCCGTCACCGTCAACACGACGGCGACGAGAAGGAGCGCGGCGAACACGCCGATGGCTGCGCGCCGGATGGCACGCGGGTGGGTCTGGGGCATGAGCAGCCTCACGGTGGGAAGCGAACGGGCGTGCAGGGCGACGTGGACCAGGACCAGGTCCACGACGACGGACAGGGAGCCGACGACCAGACCGCCGGCGGCCGGGCCGTCGACGGCGGCCACGGCGGCACCGGCCAGCGCGACCAGCGCCATGACGACGCCGGTCCACACCACGAGGTGCAGCCACGCGGCCACGACCTCGGCGACGTCGACGGCCAGGCGCACGGCGGCGGTCACGCGATCACGACCAGCACGGCCGCGACCACGTACAGGCCGAGGTGGACGAGCACCATGCCGAGCAGGCCGGGGTGGTCGAAAGGGCGCCGCTGGAGCAGCCGGAACGGGCGGCGGAACGGGCGCGGCAGTCGCAGCTTGCGCCGCCGGGGCTTGGCGTGCGCGGCCATCACCCACCGGTCCCGGCAGGCTCGGCGCGGGTGTCGACCAGACCGCGCAACCGCTGCGCCTCGGCGACGACCTCGGCCAGCGACGCACCGAGCTGCATCCCGAGCGCCTGGGCGATCTGGTCGACGCCGGTGTGCAGCTGCTCGATCACGTCGCCGACTTCCGACCGCGTCCGCGCACGCCGTTCGGCCAGCGGCAGCCGGTCCGGGAGGTGGGGCAGCGACAGCTGCTCGCGCACGGCGCTCAGCGCCTGGTCGTACTCGTCCACCTCGTCGGCCAGCAGCTGCGCCGACGCGGTGAGCCGCTCCACGTCCTTGGCGAGCGGGGCGCCCAGGCCCTCGGTCGGCAGGTAGAGGTCCCACACCACCGACTGCGCCTCCGCCACGGGGTCGGCCGATGCCGGAGGCTCGGCGGCCTGGTCCGTCTCGTCCGCCTGCTCAGTGGCCTGGCCGGTTCCGTCCGCCGGCTCGGCCGGGGCGTCGACGGCGTCCTGCTCCTCGATGGCGGCGGGAACGGAGTCGACCTCGGCGTCATCTGCCGGTGCCGAGCTCGGCCCGCCGGTGACGGCCTGGTGCTCGACGTCGACGTCGTCCTCGGTGACGACGTCGTCGACGGCGGCCTGGTCCGGCCAGCCGGGACCGTCGTCGTGCGCGTGCAGCACCAGCTGCGCCTGGTCGGCGCGCGAGGTCATCGCCCGCGCGCCGATCTCCAGCAGCCGCCGCAGCAACGGCGGGGTGGCCGCCCGGGCGGCCACCTCCTTCATCACCGCGCCGATCTCCAGGTCGGAGCCGATCACCACCTGCAGCGCACCGGTGCCACCACCGGCCGAGGCCATCGCCGAGCGGGCGGAGGACTCGGCCGCGTCCAGGCGCTCGAGGAACACGCCGTGCCACTGCGGGGCCATCACGCACCACTCCGCACGGCCGCCTGCAACTCGTCGTCCAACCGGTTCGCCAACGTGGTGCTGGTGTTGCCCAGCGCGAGCAGCGACAGCTGCGTCGGCGACTCGGCCAGGAAGTACGTCGACGCGTCGAACGCGGCGTGCGCCTGGGCGCGGTACGCGCGCACCAGCTGCTGCTGGTGCACCACCTGCGCCGTCAGCCGGCGCGGCGACGCCGGCGGCCGGTGCAGCACCTGCACCTGACGCGCCGCGGACGCGACCTCGGCCAGCGCGGCACGCCGCGCCTGCACCCGGCTCACGACAAACTCCCGGACACCGGCACGTCGATGGCCAGGCCCTCGACCGCTACAGCGTCGGCGACCTCGGCGTGCACGTCGGCGTGTTGGTCGGCCAGGCCGACGACCACCGCCACCAAGCGGTCGACGTGGAGCACGGTCGCGCCGACCCCGCGGCAGGGGTGCCACGGAGCCGCCGCGCACGCCGGGCACTCCACCCGCCAGGGGTCCACCGTCGGTGCGCCCGGCGCCACCACCAGGTCCAGACCCGGCAGCCGCAAGCTCACCAGCAGCGCGTCGAAGGCCTCAGCGAGCGTCACCGGCATGGGGGCCTGGTCGTCGGCGAGGAACGCGCCGACGACTTCGGCCAGCGCGCGCCGGTGCTCGTCGGCCAAGTGCCCGCGCAGCAGCCGCCCGACGGGCGACGTCACGTCAGCTCGCACGGCGTGACGGCCGCGCTGGGTTTCCGAGGTGCTCGTCGACGCGGTCATCGCACACCGCCCCGCACCGACGCGGCCTTCTGGGCGTCCACCCAGGCCAGGACCTTGTCCTCGTCGTAGACGACGGAGCCCTCCAGCACGTAGCTCTCGGGCCCACGGTCCTCGTGTCGCCACCAGCGCAGGGTGGACTGGGGGATACCGGTGAGTTCGGAGACCTCGGGGGTCTTCAGCCGCCGTACTCTGGTGCGCTGGTCGGGTAGTTTCTTAGGGGGCATTGGAGTTCGCGTCTCCTTGTCGATGGGCCGTTCGTTCCGCTCCGGGTTGCAGCCGGGGTGTGGCGGGCGGCCCTGTTGTTTTCTGTGGTCAGGCTGCGGAGGTCGCAGAGAGCAGCAGGGCCTCGGTGGGCACGTTGAAGATGCGCGCGAGGACCCTCAGCAGCCCGGGACGAGGCGTGCAGAGACCACGCTCGATCTTCGAGAGCTGCGAGTCACCCACTCGGTATCCGTGCTGTTCACAGCGCTTGGCGAGGGCTCGCAGCGACATGCCGCCGGTCTCGCGCCGGGTGCGGAGCCCGTCGCCGTCGAAGCGGTAGGAAGGTCGGCCGTGTGCCATGGCAAGACCCTAAACAGGGCAGTCGCAGAAAGCAACAGAGCAACGCAGACCTGCGGTATAGACCGCAGACCGTAGTCTTGCGGTGGCGATCGGTGACGGATCTGCGTTAATCTGCGTTGACCTATCCGGGGAACGTGGGGGGCGTGGACGTGGCTGGCCGACGGATCAGTAGTGCGGCGCGACGGCGTCTCAATGACGTGATGGACGCCCAGAGGGTGTCGCTCGGCAGGACGTGGCGGGACGTCGCCGCTCGCGGCGGTATCTCCTACGAGACTCTCCGTGCCGCACGCAACGGCAGCGGCGACATCCCCGCGCTCACCCGGGCCGCCATGGATCGCGGCCTGGATTGGCCAGCCGGGACCGTTGACGCCATCCTCGACGGCCGCGTCGAGAAAGTCGCGCAAGCGGCTGTCGTCCGGGAGAGGCAGCTCGACGCCGCAGAGGAGCGCATCGTCACCGCCACCAATCAGCAGTTCGGGGAGATGCTGCTGGAGGTGATGGCCGTGCCGACCATGACCAAGCCTGCGATCGCGAGGTGGCTCGTCGACGCGCTGGACATGCGTGACCGCTACCGCGCCGAGCAGGGAGGTGGTATCGCTCGCGGAGCGTGACTGATCGGAGACAACTCAGAGTAGAGAACGGACGCGTACCGTAACCGATGTGCATTCGAGAGTGATATTTCTACTCTGAATCGGTATTCCTACTGGCGTGGATCCGCCTTTTTGCGCAAGATCCCAGCGTGCGATCGGGTGATCGCCACTGGGCATCTAGGGGACACCATGTTGAATCCAGGCATCTGGCGCGTAGTAACCCTCGTCTTGGTTATTCCGCTGGCTGTGATGGCTACTTCCGCCTACCTTTTCGCGCCGGAGTTGCGGGCCTGGCTGGTTGTGCTGCTGCTGATCTACACCACGCACGCTTCCGCCCTCGGATGGATGATCTCCGTAGCAGTCGAGCGGGTTGTCTCACACCTTCCGTCCGGTGCGTCTCTGGTTGACGTCACTCATCGCGGCCGGCTCGGTGCGGACCGCTAGATAAGGCTTACCTTAATTACCTTGCCCGGCAGGGTAAATCATCACTGAACCTTCATTGTCCTGTCCAAAACTGAAAGGAGAAAGACATGGTCAAGGACCTCTGGTATGCGGCGAGTGACGACGGCACGCTCCAGGCCACACCGCGTCACGGCCGCGGTTGCCGCTGGAAGGCTGGGGGCTTCGCGGCGGACATAGACGCCGTCCGCCGTGCCGACCTGGCTGCCCTCGCCGGAGCCGCCTGATGGCACCACAGGACCTGTGGCTGAAGAAGGACGGCACACGGTCGGCCAGATACGGCCGTGGCAAGCGGTGGCGGGTCGCCTACGAGGACCCCAACACCGGCGAGGTCAAGACGGAGGCGTTCACCCGCAAGTCCGACGCGGAGACGTTCGAGGCCGCCATCAAGACTGACATCGCGCGTGGCCTCTATATCGACCCCGAGGCCGGGAAGATCAAAGTTCGGGACTTCGCCGAGACCTGGCGACTCAACCAGCTCCACGCCCCGCTCACGGTACAACGCACCGAAACCGCGCTCCGGCTGCACGTGCTCCCTCTGCTAGGCCACCTGTCGATGGTGTCGGTTCGCAGCTCGACCATGAAGGCATGGGTCAAGGACCGTGCCACCGTGCTCGCCCCGAGCACCCTGCGGGTGATCTATCTCGGCATCGTCGCGCCAATGTTCGAGCAGGCCGTGCTCGATCGCGTGATCGGCGTGACACCGTGCCGCGGTATCCGACTGCCCGAGGTCGAGCAGAAGGATCTCGTCGTCCCCACCCTGGAGCAGGTGCACCGAGTGGCCCAGGCGCTGCCGCGCCGGTTCCGGCCGATCCCGCTGCTCGCTGCTGGCTGCGGCTGGAGGGGCGGCGAGATATTCGGGGCCGAGGTGGACGCGTTCAACCTGCTGCACAGGCGCGCGACCGTGCGTCAGCAGATCGTGAGGGCCAACGGCGGCCCGGCCTTCCTTGCGGCGCCGAAGACCCGGCAGAGCGTCCGCATGACGCCGCTGCCCGACGTCTTGGTCGATGCCATCGGCGACCACATCGGTCGGTACGAGCCCGCCGAGGTCAAGATCGTGGACAGGACGAACCCCCGAGTCCCCCTGACGCGCACCGCTCGGCTGATGTTCAGCACGGTGACGGGCCGGCCGCTCCACAGCTCGATCTGGGCCGACATCTGGCCGGACGCGGTGGACGAGGCGGGACTCCCAGAAGGCACCGGTCTGCACGCACTAAGGCACTACTTCGCCACCGCCTTGATCGCCAACGGTGCATCGGTGAAGACCGTGCAGAAGCTGTTGGGCCACTCCAAACCGTCGACCACCCTGGACGTGTACACGGCCTTCTGGCCGGAGCAGAAGGACTCGACACGGTCGCTGCTCAACGACGCGTTCGACGGTCGTAAGTCCGATGAGGACGGAGAGGATCCGGTGGCGGAGTCTCCGGGTGGTTCGTGA